CCACTTCCGCTACCAGAGTCGCTGCCAAAATCCGAATCTGTTTTTTTGTACCCTATGTATTGCCAATCAGAAGGCTTGCTTGGTTTTTGCGTCATAGCTTGCCAGTTTGGATTGTTCCCCACCTGACTTACAATTGGCCTGCCACCCATTCCCATTGTGCCCGGAACCGTAATGGTTTTATATTTTTTCCCGTTTTCTGCATTCGGCGTTCCGCCCGTACCTGCACCCTGTGCATACATATAAAATCAAGCTCCTTTCAAGAACGGCCCGCCCGCATCACGCTGGGCGGGCCTGTGTCCTTTTTCTATTCGGTTTTCCCTAGCTGCTTCACGGCCTGATTGATGCCTGTGGCCGCAAGGCCGGACACCGCGCCCACAGCTGCCGCCGTGATTGGGTCCGCCGCCGGGAACTCCGGCATGCCCGCATACAGGGCTACAAGGCCCAGCACAAGGCCAGTGCCGCCGCAGATGACCGGTATGTACTTGTTGTCCAGCGGCGTGGTTTTCACGCCCGTACCGGCGAGATAGCACAGCACGGTGATGGCTGCGACGGTGCCCAGCCCAAATACAGAAATATCCATAAAATCAGTCCTCCTTGATGGGTAGCTTTTGCACCCGGTTATATAATTCAGTGCCTGTCCCGTTACCGCCCAGCGCATGGTAGGCGCGGTACAGGTATTCGATGTTTTTCAGGCTATCCACGTCGATGTGGCCCTGTGCGATATAGTGTTTGCAGCCCTGGTACAGCCTGTCGTGCAGCAGTGCCAGGTTTGCATCTTTCATGGCATCCAACGTGCGAAACTTCCCCCGCACCCATTTCCAGAGCGCCCCAAGCCCGCCCGCAACAATCCCCATCGCATAAGTAAGCCAATACTTTTGAATATGATCCCACACTGGCCTATACCCCCGCGACGTATGCCTTGATATTCGCAAGGCGCTTGTTTGCTTCATCCGCTCGTGCGTTTGCTACCTCAAGCTGCTTTTCCAGCTCCGCCGTATCTCCTCCCTGCGCCACGCAGGCCGTGAACGCGTCGCCCGGGGAAAGCGTCACAAGCTGGCAGCGGTCGGCCAGCACCACGGCGTAACGCTGCACTCCCGCCACGAAGATGCGAACCCAGCTGTACCCGCCGGAGCTGCCCACCTCGGCCTGCACCGGGTAGCACACGCCCTCGGTCAGCCTGCCGCCGTTGTAGGCCTTGTCCACCGCGTTCACGTCAGGCGCGGTGAACACCTCGCATTTGCCGCTCGTCACTTTTAGAAATTTCATACCGTCGTCCTCCATCCCGTTGATTGCTGTACCATATGTGCCCACGGCGTTGGGGTGTCCGGTGTATTCGGTTGGGTCAAGCCCCGCCCCGGTGGTCGTGGCCCGCACCTCAAAATGGCAGTGTGCAAAGGGCGGGCTTGCCAGCGCCGCGTTGCCCGTGTTGCCCATCACCGCCAGCGCGTCGCCGCTTTTCACCCGCTGGCCCACGGATACCAGATTCCGCGCGTTGTGGCAGAAATACAGGTAGTTCACCGCGTCCGGCGTCTGGCCCGCGTCCAGCTCCACGCACACATACCAGCCCCATTCCCATGTTTTGTTGCCTGTGAACTTGTCCACTTTGCGGGCCGTAATGACCCTCCCGGAAATGCTTTTCCCCTTATAATCGGGCATCAGGATGGTATCGCTGTCCAACCCTTCCTCGTCGCTGCCGCCATGCCAGCCCTTGCCGTTGTTCCGGGTATAGCCCCACCGGCTGTACCCGTACCGCACCCGCACGCGGCCCTTAAAAATAGCCATGCTACACCTCCTTCAGAGTATAAGGCAGCGCCCCAATGGGGCGCTGCGGTCATGTATCGCTAGCCAGCCGTTCGCCGAGTGTGACGGAGAGCTGACGGCCATAAACGGCCGGGGTCTTGCTGGTTTCTTTCTCCAGTTCGACCTCTTTATCTTCCCAGTCGCCCACCAGCGAGAAGGCTTCAAACAGCTTATTGCTGACGCCTTCGAGCTGTTCATCCGGCTCATCGGCGGTCTCGTTGTCCGGATAATAGATGCGGAAGGATTCAAGGTTTTCAGGTTTGATGTCCGCCCGGATGGCGTCAAACTGTTCTGCGCCTGCGCGGAATGTAATCTGCACGGTATTACGCCGGCGGTTGCGCATCATGCCTTCGCCCTCGTTGGGCTGCTCGATCTCATATTTGTGTCCGTTTGCCAGTCTGATCAAACTCATGGTATATATTCCTCCTGAATCGGTTCACGACGGTTACACCACCGTACAGCCTTGCGCAGTTCTGCGATCTCATTGTGAACGTAGATGCGGGCCGTGACGGAGATGTCCTTGTGCCCTAATATCTTGCTTATTGAATAAATATCTGCGCCATGCCGGCGCAGGTATGTTCCATAGGTGTGACGCAGCTCATGCGCAGTAAGCTCCGGCATGCCAGGGTGCGCCTGTGCAAGTCTTGCCATTTCCGCCTTGAGCCTTCGGCTCCATGTATCGGGTCTTAGGGCGGTATCGCCGGAAATTAGATACTTTCCCGCGTAGCGCCGCTGGAGGGCGTCTATCGCCTGCAGAGCACGGTCAGAAAGAGGGCAGACGCGATAACTCCCGCACTTGGGAGACCGTTCCACCGGCTTGCCCGACACCCATGCGATACTGCGCTGCACACGGTAAAGCCTGCGCCGACGGTCAATATCCTCGGGATGCAGCCCAACCAGTTCCCCGCGACGCATCCCTGTCTCAAGCAACAGGACGACCTCCGGCATACGGCTCAAAAACCAGCGGGAGGCGATCTCGATTTGTCTGTCATTGTAGACCTCCTTGATCTGAGGCAGAGCCATGCTTTCCAACTTGCAGCCATCAGCGGGGTTGCTGGTACACAGTCCATTACTGCATGCGCTGCGAAAAATCCCATTGACACACATGCGGATCTTGCCGCACATGCTGGGAGAGAGGCTGGATGCCTGCTGATAGAACCGCAGGATGTCCGCTGGCGTCACATCCACCAGAAGCATGTTTCCAAGTGCCGGAAGGATATGCCGCCGGATGGGCAACTCGTATGTGGTGCTGTATGCCGGATCTGTGATATATGGCCGTTTGTACAGAAGCAGCCACTGCGCAGCCCAGCCTGATACCGTGTAAAGGTCGGAACATTTTTCAGCCTGTCCATGTTCAGCGATATATGCAAAATATTTCGCCTTTGCATCAGCCTTTGAACGCCCATGAAATGCCCTTTTAACGGGTGTTTTATCCGCCTTATACGCAACCGTTCCGTAGTATGTTTGCAGTTTTTTCTTGTTCATTGCATCGCCCTCCAAAATAGCTTTTACACTATTTTAAAGGGTCTTTGCTTCCGATGCTAATTTAGGTGCGGCCGCAGGTGTTCAATCAGTCAGCCTGACAGCCGCGCAAAATGGACCTCATAACCACACGACTTTAATTGATTATAAAAACCTAATGGGCACTCAAGAGGGAAGTAATAGCTTTCAAGTGCGTCAAGAGCCTGCTGGGGCCGTCACCACAGGTTCTTCGGGAAACGGTGCAGCTCACGAAAACCGTCAACCAAGCTTATACCTTAATCAAATAATTAAGATATAACGACGGCTGAATCAGTGATATAGCCTGTCCTCCGCCTATGTTTAACGAAAAATGGCCGACAGAACTAGTCCCGACATCGCTCACCAGCTCGCCACCGCCACGATATTTCCCATTGTTTGTGATTGCTGGCTTAAACACTCCATTTACTGTCTGAATATTCGTCCCCACATTTGAACTGTGCATAACGATGGCCCCGCTCAGCACGGGCAATTCTGCATTCGTGAGAGCGTGAGTTTTTGCGCCTGCTTTCGCACCTAAATTAGCATCGGAACCTACCGCCACCCTGCCGCGCATGTCGGGGAGGTTGAAAGTAGTGGAGCCATCGCCGGAGCCGTAGGTCGTGCCAATGACAGAAAAAAGCGAGGTATAAGTAGTACGGGAAACGGCACGTCCATCGCACAGTAAAAACCCAGAAGGCGCGGAGCTGCCAGCGAAAGCAAGCACCGTGCCGGTGGGAACGAGGGCGCGGGAAATATAATTGCGCCACTTGCTCAGCATGACCATGACAGCTGAGAGCTTCGAGCCGGAGACTGGGGCGGAAAAATCAGCAGCAGAGGATGGAGAAAAGGCGACAGTGACGTCCTTGCCGTCGCCAGTCTTCAAGAGATAGTTTGACATGTCGATTTGTCCGGCTGCATCTTCCGCCCGCTTCGCCGCAGCCTCTGCGGCGCTTTTTGACTGAGCGGCTGCCGATGCACTGCCTGCTGCAGCGTTTTTGCTGGAAGCGGCATTGGTTTCAGAGGTTTTAGCCGCTGCCGCGCTGTTTTCTGCAGCAGTCTTACTGGAAGCCGCGTTGGTTTCAGAGGTTTTAGCCGCTGATGCACTGTTCGCCGCAGCGGTCTTGCTGGCAGCCGCATTCGTTTCAGAGGTCTTTGCGGCCGCTGCACTGGCAGCTGCAGAAGCGGCATC